GATGGGCGCGGGCTCCGGGGCCTCGGGGGCCGCGACGGGGGCGAAGGTGACCTGCGTCCCTTCGGTCGAGATCTGAACCGTCTCCGCCGCAGGGGCTTTGTCGTAAACGCTCAGATCCCAGGCGGCCTGGGCGGCGGCGGGCTTGGCCTCCGACACCCGGTCGGCCAGGCCGGCGGTCACGGCCTCGGCGGCGGTGTACCAGGTCTCGGCGGACATGGCGGCGGCCCAGGCCTCGGGCTCGCCGCCGGCCTTGGCCTGGTAGGTCTCGACGATGGATGCGTCGATCTTCTCCAGCAGGGCGGCGGTCGCCAGGAAGTCGCCCTTGTTGCCCAGGCCAATGGTCCAGGCCTCGTGAATCATCATCATCGAGCCCGGGGCCATGACGGTCTCGGCGGCGGTCACGGCCAGCAGGCTGGCGGCGGAGGCGGCCACGCCGTCCACATAGGCCGTCACCTTGCCGGGGTGCTCGCGGATCGCCTGGGCCATGGCCCGGGCCGCGAAGACGTCGCCGCCGGGAGAGTTGATCCGCAGCTCGATGTCCCCGCCCATGGCGCGGATCTCGCGCTGGAAGGTCTCCGCCGAGACCCCGCCGAGCCAGGCGGCGTCCGCATCGGAGGCGACGATCACGTCGTAGATCACCAGGCGGTTGCCCTCGGCGCGGAAGGACCCACGGCCACGGTTGGCCTGGATCAGGCGGTGCAGCTGGCGCATCAGGAGGCTCCGTCGGAGGTCGGTTCCGGCTCGGCCGGATCGAGGGGGTCAGGGTCCGCCGCCGGCGTCGGCGCAGGCGCGGCGGTCGTCGGGAAGGGCGTCTCGGGCTGGCGCTTCAGGCTCAGCCGCTCGCGGACCTCCTCCACGGTCATGAAGGCGGGCTCGCCGGCCCGGCCCAGGGCGATCCGGTAGCCTTCCAGCAGGGTCTTGAAGTCGGCCCGCTCCAGCTCGGTCGTGTCGAAGGCCAGGACCCGGCGGCTGGTCCGGATCAGCTTCCGGTTCAGCTCGGTCTCGATCTTGCTGAGGTGCTGGCGCAGGGTGTAGCGGACAAAGCCCACGCCCATGGCCTCGACCCCGGAGCCCCAGCTGGTGGTCTTCTCGTTGTGGCCGATCATGAACGGCGGGACGCCGTAGATCCGCGCGATCTCCTCGACCGCGAACTTCCGGCTCTCCAGAAGCTGCATCTCGTCGGCCGGGACCGACAGGGGCGCGGTCTTCAGGCCGCCGGTCAGGACCATGGGCCGCCGGGCGTTCTCCAGGCCGCCGTGGCGTTCGGTCAGCTGCTCGCGGAGGGAGTCCACCTTCTCCGGCGGCAGGGTCTGGTCCGTGGTCAGCACGTAGTCCGGGCGGGCGCCGTTCGAGAAGAACCGGGCCGAGTATTCCTGCATGGCGCTGGAGACCGGGCCGGCCAGGCGCAGGGCCACGCGCAGGGGCGACAGCCCCCGGACCCCGTCGAACCCGAAGCCGGGCACATGGATCATGTCGTCCTGGTCGATGACCTCCCGGGGCCCGCTGGCGCGGACCGGCAGGGTCGGATCGGGCAGGATCTCGTAGACCAGGCGCGCCCCGCCCGGCGTGACGACCGGCGTCACCCGATCCCAGGCCAGGGGCTCCAGGCCCGTCAGCCCGCCATTCCGGTCGCGCCGGATGCGGATGAAGGCGTCGCCGCGCAGCAGCAGGGACTGGCCCAGATGCTCCCAGCCCGCCGAGGCGGACCAGCGGGGGGTCCATTCCTCGTTCAGGATCCACCAGAGGCGGTCATTGTGCAGGCGGTCCCGCTCGCCGTCTGCGGCGCGGGCGTAGATCTCGACGGGCAGGGACGCGATGGTCCCGGAGATCAGGTTGACCGCGGCGTAGACCGCCGAGACGGTCAGAGCGCTCTTCTCCGACAGGACCGGCAGGCCCGAGGTCGGAAAGGACTCGCCGAAGACGCTCCCGGTCAGGATGTAACCGGCGTTCTGAGGCGCGGGCGCGGCTCCGCCGCCGAACCAGGTGCGCAGGCTGTCGAGGAGGCTGGCCATCAGAGGAAGATGATCTCCGGCGCCACGGGGGCCTGGGGGTTACGCGACATCAGGGCGACCGCGTTGAAGGCCGCCATCAGGGGGTCGATCTTGGCCTTCCCGGCCGCCTGCTTCGTGATCAGCACCGCGTTCCCGCGTTGCTCGGCCTTGGCGTTCCCGACGGCCCAGGCCATCAGGTCCTGGCCGCCGTGCTTCAGGGTCCCGTCCGCCAGCTTGCGTTCCGTTCCCCAGATGGCGCCGGCGATCCGGTAGCCCTGGGCGATGCCGACGACCTGTTCGCCGGTGATGTTGCGTTCGGCCAGGGCGTCCACCAGGGCGGCCACGCCCTGAGGGTCCAGACCCACGCCGGCCGCCTCGGGCAAGAGGCCCGCATCGCGGACCCGGGCGACCAGCTGGGCGGCCTCGACCACGTCCTGGGTCGGGCGCTCGCATCGGGTCAGCTCGCCGGCGGCTTCGAACCCCTCCAGGAGGGGGACGATCTCTTTGCGCCGCTCATAGACCTCAGGGTGGGCCCAGGCGTGCGCCCAGAGCAGCCAGTCCTGCGTGTCGCGGTCCCGGCCCAGAACGGCCAGGCCCATCAGGTCGTCCAGGCCGCCGCCGTCGATCCCGACCACGGCCACTTCCGACCGGGCCAGCAGGTCGTCCAGCTCCACCAGGTCGGGCGAGGTCGCGGCCAGCCAGTGATCAGCCCCGATCCAGCGGTCGGCGCTCAGGGCCAGGCCGACCTGGACGTTGAAGTGCTGGCTGGCCAGCAGGGCCATCTGTTCCACCCCGGTCCGCTCCGCAGCGATCAGGGCGTTCTGCAGGAACTGGATATCGACGCTGCGGCCCAGGTTCGGGTTGACCCGGCCCCAGACCTCCGGGCGTAGCCAGCCGTTCTTGGCCTGTTCGGCTTTGGGCAGCTCGTACAGGACCGCCAGTCGGGGCAGGTCCAGCAGGCCGTCTCGGACTTCCCGGGCAATTGTCAGCTCGGACTTGAAAACGCCCGCGGGCGGCGTCTTGGACTGGGTCGTGATCTGGATCAAAAAGCCGTCGGGCCTCGACGCCAGGGCGCCTCGGACTTCGATGAAGATGTCGGCCGCATTACTACGGGTGGCAAAGACGTGGGTCTCATCGATCAGGATTCCCGTCGACTTCGATCCAGTAATGACGTCCGTGTCGGCGGCCTTGATCTTCAGCTCAGCCCCGGTCGCCCGGTGCTCGATCGTCTTCAGGTGGTCGCGCAGGTGGAAGAGCTTTTCCAGCTCCGGGTCAGCCTCAATGATCCCCTGCGCCTGGCCATAGCTGATCCCGGCGATTTCCTTGGTCGGGGCGATCAGCAGGTATTCGGCGTTGGGCCGGCGGTTCACGATCATCGCCGTGACCATGATCGCGGCGGCGTAGGACGACTTTCCGTTCTTCTTGGGGACCAGGAGGAAAAGCTCCTGGACCATCCGGCGGTTCACCTCGGCGTCGTAGGACCCGAAGAGGGTTGCCACGATCTCGCGGATCCAGTCGCCGGCAGCCTCGGCCATGGGCGGCTTGCCGATCACGTCGGGCAGTCTCAGCCGGTCGAAGACCCGCAGGGCCTTGTCCCGCTCCGCCGGGAACAGAGGAAGGTCCGGGACCAGGCTGGCGCCGGACATGATCCGGGCCTCCCAGTCGGGGACCGCAGTCCGCCAGGCGTTCACTGGATCGTCGGGGCCAGCAGGTCGTCACCCCAGTCCGTGCCCTGCCCGGCCGTCTGCGCCGCCAGCTGGGCGGCCTCTTTCTTGCCGGTCGGCGTGGCCAGGGGCGCAGCCTGGGCGGGCCGGCTCGCGTTGACGAAGGCCTCGGCGTCACCCTTGGGGAACTCGTCCCGGATGAACTTCGCCGCCGAGACGTTGCCCTCGATGGCCTTCTTCCACATGGCCTCGACCAGGACCCGCCGGGCGATCTGCGCGCCCTCGGACAGCTCCCGAAAATAATACTTCCGCAAGGTGGGCTCCGACAGGCCGAGCGCCGAGGCCACATCCTCGACCGTCGCCCCCGTCGCCCGCATAACGCCAATCTTTTCCGCGACTTGCGGCAGCCGGCGGTGACGCTTCCGCCCCCCGCGCCCCCGGGCCTCGCCCCAAGGGTCCCCGAACAGATCGACCGCCTCCGGATTGTCGCTCATCAAGAAAAAAACCTGCGAATGGGGGGAGGGCCGGTCTCCGAGGCGAGGGGCTTCAGAGTTTCGACACCCCCCTCCCAGGGGGTCCCGCCCGTTCCTCGCGCTGCTTCGCGCCGTCGTGGCAGGGTTTGCAGAGGGTCTGGATATTGTCGGGCGCCCAGAAGCGGGCGCGGTCGCCGCGATGCGGCTGGATGTGGTCGGCGATCAGCTGGCGGCCCGTCGGGTCGATGCGCTGGCAGGCCCGGCATTCGAAGCCGTCGCGGGTCAGGACGTCGAGGCGCAGGCGGGTCCAGGCCGCGAGGTTGTACCACTTGCGCCAGGGCTCGAGGACGCGGCTGTGGCCGTGCTCGTCCGTCATGCGGGCGATCCGGGGCGGGGCGGAACCGAGGGTGGACCGGAGCATCTTCAAGCGGCCCATGCGCGGGCCTCCGAAAGAGGCTGGCGCACGGGCTCACGCGCGCCAGCCAGTCGGGGGAGAAGACGCCCAGGGGGCGAGGAAGCGGCGAGGCCGCAGGAATAGGGGGGCTTAACGGCTACCGCACCGGACCTGGTCAGGGTCCAGTGCGCCGAGGGGGCGGAAAGGCTCACTTCGCACCCGCCGACCGGAGCTTCGCCAGGTCAACGGTGACGCGCGAATCGCGTCCTAGAAGCGAGACTAGGATCGAGGCCCGCCGTTCGTCAATTTGTTCCAA